CAGAGGGCATGAGCAAGTCCCTGGGCCTGATGGAATACGGAGATCAAGGTGGGCTGTCGTAAGAAACTGTTATGATGACCAAACTGAAATATTAACAGAACTACGTGGGTGGCAGTTGTTTAAAAACTTGCTACCTACTGATAAAGTTGCCACACTTGAGGGTGATAATCTTGTTTTTAAACTTCCAGATGGTGTATTAAAATATCAGTACGATGGAGAAATGATCGGGTTCGAGGGTGAATCCATAGACTTCCTGGTTACTCCTGAACATAAAATGTGGGTTAGCCGGAGAAAAACTCGCAAAAAAATATGGGATGATTATGAGATAAAAACAGCGGAAGAAATCTATGGTAAAGAGCTTACCAGAGTAAGGAAAGATTTTCAGTGGGTTGGCGAAAAAGGGACGCTGCCTATTGATTTATTTGAATTTCTAGGATTTTGGTTTGCTGAAGGATCCTTTGGAGAATATAAATACAAGGGAAGAAATATTCCATCAAAAAGGTTAAATTTAACACAGAAGAAAAATGTTAAGTATGTTGAAGAATTATTAAATAAAAATGGTTTTATGTATAGAGTAGATTCGAAAACTGATAACAATGATTGCTTTACCTACCACTTAGAACAGAACAATATTCTCATTAATGATCTATGGTATATTTTTACTACTGCTGGCAAAGGTATTAATAGAAAAATTCCTCCATTTTTGAAAAACTATCCACCGGAATACTTGAAAGCATTTATCCATGGTTATTTTATGGGTGATGGATGCAACGGACAAGTTATTAGGTTATACACAAGTTCTAAAAAGTTAGCAGATGATTTGCAGGAAATTGTTCTTAAAACTGGTCAAGTTGCAAATATTGGATTATCCGATAACACTGGTAAAGAAGTTTTTATTAATGGCAGACATGGAAAAGTAAATGCTCCTTGTTATAGGGTTACAATTTTAAGTCCGAAAAGACATCGGCCTGTTTTAAAACTTAATATAGACCACACGAACCATCTTAAGGGATGGTATAAGAAACAATACAATGGGATGGTGTATTGCGTAAATATGCCGGATATACCAGTGTATGTAAGAAGAAAAGGGAAAGGATTTTGGTGTCTTCGATCATACCTGCAATTACGTGATACTACTATTAAAACTTTCATGGACTGGTATCCTGAACGCATCTTTGGAACATATCGGGTTACTGATCATACCTACTTTATCACTAAGTTCCCCGGAGTGGAAATAGAAGTCCTTTTCCGCGCCCTGGATCGTCCTGACCAAGTGTCTAACCTATTATCCCTTGAACTTACCGGAGCATGGTTTAACGAAGTAAGAGAAGTGCCATCTGCCATTATCGTGGCGATGGATGGACGTATCAATCGTTATCCAAGTATGCGAGATGGAGGTCCTTCATGGACTGGAATAATTGCAGACACTAATCCCCCGGATGATGATTCCTATATATATAAAATGTTTGAAGTTGTCAAACCGGATAATTGGGAAATATTCAAGCAACCTTCCGGTTTATCCAGCCATGCAGAGAATACCACGCATCTCCCTAAAAATTATTATGTAAACTTAGCCAAGGGTAAAGACGAGATGTATATTCGAATCTATATCCATGGACAATACGGATATTTAGTTTCAGGTAAACCGGTATTCAGTGGATTTGTTGATAATGTCCACGTTGCCCAAAGCGTACTGGAGCCGATTAAAGGGTTGGATTTATTGATAGGTCTCGACTTTGGTCTCACTCCCGCTTGCACAATAGGACAGATAACTCCATTTGGCCAGTTACGTATACTAGATGAATTAGTTTCCGATGGCATGGCTATCCGGCAATTTAGCCTTAACCAGTTGCTTCCGCTTCTCCGGCAGAAATACTTCGGTTACAACATCATGGGTTTTGGTGATCCATCTGGAACCTCCCGTGCTCCTACAGATGAATCTACCTGTTTCGATATCCTGCATTCAGATGAAATAGGATTATCCAACATTACTGAAGCTCCGACCAATGCAATCGTGCCTAGAGTTAATGCGGTTGATAGATATTTAAATACCATGGTAAAGGGTGAACCCGGGTTTTTATTATCTCCAAATTGCAAATATCTGCGGAAAGCACTTAATGGAGGATATCATTATGCACTGGAAAAATCATTCAGGGGCGGTGAACAGGAAGCTAAAATGGTTCCTACGAAGAATTTCAGCTCCCATGTTTGTGATTCTCTTGAGTATTTGTGTTTGTATATTTCAGAAAAACAAGCATACGATAAACAGAAACAGGCATTCCTGTCCCAGTTAAAACAACAACCGCATAATTCCGGATCTCAAATAGGTGGATACTAGAAACAGGAGGATGCTGGCAAGTGGGAAAAGAAGTTATCAGGCCATGGGGCAAATATCAGGTTATATTCAGAGGATCTGCTTTTCTCATAAAGATAATAACAATAAATCCAAAATGCCGGATAAGTCTGCAATACCATAAACACAGGGACGAGTTCTGGTATATATTAGATGGGAAGGGAGTCGTAACCCGGAATGGTAAAATTTCTCTAGTAAAACCGAAAAAATGTGTTATTATTACCCGGAATATGCAGCACAGGATTTACAATGATAGTGACGGCGACAATAATTTAGTTTTTTTAGAGATACAAACAGGCATTATTAAGTTAGATGAACATGACATTGTTCGAATCCGGGATGATTACGGGAGATAGACATGGTAGACGAAATTAAAGAGTTATTCCAACCAGTAAATCGGGACTCTGAAAAGATGCAGACTTTCGGAATCAGACTTCATCAGCAATTTGAATTAAATAAATCATACAGGCGTCCTAAAGAATTAGAATGGATTGAAAGTTTGCGCCAATATAAAGGTATATACGATCCCGAAATAAGAATTGATCCTGACAACTCCCATGTTTATCCCAAGATAACCCGGTCCAAGATCAATATAGTATTATCCCGGCTTCATGAAATGTTATTCCCTGAATTAGATCGCAACTGGGAAGTAGAGCCGACTCCCGAACCGAAATTATCCCGCGATATTGTTATGCAGATTGCAATGTCCTTAGTTAAGCAGCCTCCTATTGACCCTCAAACCGGCCAACCGCAAATAGATCCGCAAACAGGTCAACCAGTTCCAGTCCAACTTCCCACAAAAGAAGAACTCAGCCGTGCAATTAAATATTTTGCTAAAGAAGTGTCAGCTAAAATGCAGTCTGAAATGGACGATCAGCTTACCGAAATGAATTATTCGGAAGAAACCAAGAAAGTGTTGCGTTCAGGATTGCTTTACGGCACAGGAATCTTAGGTGGCCCACTAGTGAACCAGCGGACCAAACGCCAATGGGTTCCGGATGAGCAAACTTCCGACTTTACTGAAAACATCAGCAATGAAGATGTTCCTTTTATGGAGTTTGTTCGCATCTGGGATTGGTATCCGGATATGTCGGTTGCTGAAATAGACCAGGCATCAGGGTTTTTCCAACGGGCAATAATGACCAAACACGATCTCCGGCAGTTAATGAAACGTCCTGATTTTTACAAAGACATAATTAAACAGTTTCTTACAGACTTCCCTAATGGTAATTATACACCCGAAAGTTGGGAAGTTGATTTGCAGCAAATTGAAGTAGACGCAAGTTCCAGAGATAATCGTACTGTAATCCAGACATCCACAACCGGAGGGACTGATGCTCTAAATCGTACCAGTTACAGACAAGGTGGCAAGCGTTATGAAGTCCTGCAATTCTGGGGATATATTGATGGAGAGGATCTTGAGGCATGCGGGATTACCAAACCGGATGGCACGCCAATAGACAACAGCCTAGAATACCTGGCGCACATATGGTTGCTTGGGAAACGTGTAATCAAAGCCATGTTATTTGAAGGCGCTTTGGATCATTATAAGGTATTCTATTATGAAAAGGATGAAACTTCAATATTCGGTGAAGGCCTTGCCCGGATAATGCGCCATAGCCAGATAGCGGTATCGTCAGCATCTCGTATGGTATTGGATAATGGTTCAATTTGTAGTGGTCCGCAGGTAGAACTAAATTGGTCTCTGCTTCATGAAGGTACAGATCTTAACTCCTTTTATCCGCGTAAAATATGGTATCGTGACGGACGTGGAATTGAAGCTCAGTATCCGGCGATCCGTTCGTTAGAATTCGCCTCCCATATCCCTGAGTTAATCCAGATAATAACCCTGTTTAAAAACTTTGGAGATGAAGAAACCTGCCTTCCCACCTGGTTAATTGGCGAACAGGTTAACAATGAGAATTCCAAACAGACATCAGGCCGTCAATCTACCATTACAGTTAGCATCAAAGACGTAGTTAAGAACTTTGATACCTTCACTGAACATGTTATGCGAGATTTATACTCCTGGAACATGGAGTTTAACCCGCGCCAAGATATAAAAGGTGACTTCCAGTGCAAACCTCGCGGCGTTTCCAGTCTAGTAATGAAGGAAATACGTATGGCTGCCCTTACAAACTTAAAGAACACCATGCAGCCGGAAGATTGGCCTTATGTTCCTCGTCGCGAATTTCTTTCTGAAACATTTAAGGCCCATGATATCAACATCGAACTCCGTACAGAACAGGAAGCGCAGGAAATTATAGCCAGCCAGCGTGATGAACGTGCTCAAGAGCTTGCTTATGCACAGGCTGAAGCTGAAATAGCTTACAAAAAAGCTCAAACAGCCGGTCAGCTTACAAAAGCCAAGAAGTTTAATGTGGAAGCGGAAAAAGATGCCATTACTCCTCCGGAAAATACCAATACAGTCAACCCAATGTTGCAGGAAGCCGAAGTTGAAGGCCAGCAAACCAATAACCTTGCTGTTGCTGAACAAATCAGGCGTGATGAAGAGAAACATCAATTAGAACTTCAACATGCAGACGAATCTCACAGGGCAAAGTTAATTACCGAAGCATCCAGGGCAGCCAATGACATGGAAAATAAAAACATGATGGTTGAAAGTAGTATAAAACAGAAAGAAAATGCTAAAGCTGAGGCAGAATCATCTAAAAAAAGCAAAGGTGAATAAGGAGAAATAGTTATGCCAAACATCCAGTTAAAAAATCCTGAATTATCCTCCTTTATAGTAGAGTTGCATAATCATCGGTCTAATGAAGGCATTAAGATACTGCTAAATATTCTTAATTTGCTGATTCAGCAGACCAGAGAAGAAAATGATCACATAGACCCGTTAGAACTAAAGCACAACCAGGGCAAAATAGAGGCCTACGGTACGATTAAGCGCTACATCGAGTCCGGTTTGGGTAATTTGTAATAATATTAATTTCTTGACACCATTGTTACTGAGGAGTATATGTCAAATCAAGAACAAGATAAAAAGAAAGATCCAGTTCCAAGGAAGACAGTGGAAATTGAACGCAATGAAGTAATAGACATACTAACAATTATTAAAGGATTTGAGCGTAAGTTACAGGATAAATTAAAGCAGGCTTAACTCTCAATTTATATATGAGAACAAAGGCGGCATTTGGAGATTAAATTCTCTATTTGCCGCTTTTTTTATTTTAATTGAAAGGAGAAAGATTATGGGTGACTCCGTAAATAAGGGGACGGAACTTGAGAAATTCGCAGAAGAGGCTGCGGCACAGGATGATATTTTTTCTGAGGCATTTGATGTTGCTGATAAGTCTGATGGGAAAACAGATGAGAAGGTTGAGGAGAAGGTTGACGGAAAATCTAATGATGGTACTGCTACAGCATTAGCCAATTCCGATAAAGCAGAATCTATTGATGATAAGGCTGAGGTGCCCAGTGATAAAATAGCCGATTCAGAAGCAGATAAATCTAAAGTTGCTGCTACTGGCCCTACCAAATCTTCCGAGCAGACTTATGAGCAGCGATGGAAATCTTTAGAAGGAATCTTAAAATCACAACAGAAAAAACATGAAGAAGAGACTGTGTCATTAAAGTCTCAGGTTGAAGCATTAACCCAAAAGTTAACTGATCTTTCTGAAAATTCAGGTAAAAAGAAAGGCGCCGCTGATAATTCCGATAATTCTGATGATGACCTTAGTGCAGAACAAAAGGCCGCATTGGAAAATTACGACAAGGAATTTGATGCAGTTGCCAAAATGGAAGGTATTAAACGTGAAGTGTCCTTGAAGAAACTGGAAAAGAAAATCCTCAGTGATATGGAAACAAAACTGAAGGAAATTCAGGAGCAATTTTCTTCTAAGGTCGGTCCAATTGAAGCAAGCATCCAGAAAAATGATGAGGAGTCGCATTTTGACTTTCTCAAAAGCAAACATCCTGATTATGAAAAATACCGTGATGACGGCTCCATCCTTGAATGGATAGAAGCCAAGCCAAAGTATATCAGGGATGCTTTGAAAACAGTTTATAATAAAGGAACGGCAGAAGATGTTGTTGATTTAATCAATGATTTTAAAGCGGATAATAATCTTCTGGAAAATAAAAACAATGATCAGCCCGCAAACGTCAACGATCCTGCCTTGGAAGCCAGAAAAAAAGAGAAAGATGTCAAGAAGCAAAATCTTACCGCTGTTATTACCAAACGTGGAGCAGTTAATCTTACTCAAACTTCCAAAGAAGACTTCGATGGTGCATTTGACGAGGCTGTAAACAAGTAAATTAGGAGGAATTAAATTATGGCAATGACAGTCTACGGTGATATAACCCCTAGGACAGCTGCCTACGTGGTGGTTGAATTATTGAAACGGGCAATGCCCTATCTCTGCCTGGAGAAATTCGGCCAAGCAAAGAGTTTGCCCGAGAATAAGACACAAACAATGAAGTTCAGACGTTACAATTCGCTGGCTGTAGCGACTACGCCTTTAACTGAAGGAGTCACTCCTGCTGGCAAGAAATTAACGGCGACAGATATCAGCGTGCAATTGTATCAGTACGGGGATTTGGTGGAAATTACTGATGTTATTCAGGATACCCATGAAGACCCGGTATTGCAGGAAGCACAGAATGTAATTAGTGAGCAGGCGGCTAAAACAGTTGAAACCTTACGCTACAATGTTCTGAAAGCTTGCACTAATTTGTTCTATGCCAATTCAGTTGCGGCCAGAACAGATGTAGTTGCCGTTATCGCACGCGCAGACCAGCGGAAAATAGTTCGTGCATTGGAACGTCAGGAAGCTAGATTCATCACTCAGATTGTGAAGTCTACGCCTTCTTTCAATACCGAATCCATTCTTCCGGCTTTTGTCGGTGTTACCCATGTTGATATGACTTCCGACATCCGTAGCTTAACCGGATTCACTTCGGTTGCCGATTACGGACAGGTTTCTAAGTTTGAGACCGAAATCGGAGCCTGTGAAGATGTCCGTTATATCAAATCAACCATCTTTACTCCGTATGCTGATGGCGGTTCCGCAACTACTACAGGTAAATTGACTACAACCGGTGTAGGCTGCGATGTTTACCCTGTGATGTATTTCGGAAAAGATGCTTACGGTTTGGTAGCTTTAAAGGGTAAGTATTCAATTACCCCGATAGTTATTAACCCTGTCCCCAGTAAGTCAGATCCTCTTGGACAGCGTGGATCGGTAGCCTGGAAGACCATGCAGAATACGGTAATTTTGAATGATGCATGGATGGCGGTATACGAATGTGCTTGTACTTCTTAAGTTTTTTGACCATAATTGTTGAGGTAGTTTAAAAATGGCAAAATTTAGGGGAGTAATTTTAGAATGCAAAGAGTGTAAAAAGGAGTTCCGTGTATCTCCTTCTCGTATTTTTACTGCGCATTATTGCTCGACTGAATGTGCTGACATCCATCGAAATGATGATAGGAAAATGGATAAACTTAAAAGGGTATGCCCTTATTGTGGTAAATCTTTTAAAATTTATCAATGTCATTCTGATCGAAGAAAATATTGTTCTTATGAATGCAAGGACAAAGCGGCGGCATATTCAGTTCCAATAGATAACCATTTTTATACTAGAACGTTTTGGCGAAAATTAAGAAAATTTGTTTTAGAACGTGATGGTTATACATGCCAAAAATGTCAAGCCAAAGACAAAATATTGCATGTACATCATAAAAAGAGAAGATTTGTTGGTGGCTCTGATACAGAAGATAATTTAATATCTTTATGTAATAGCTGCCATAAAACAATTGAGTTTATTAACATTTAACCAATTTAGCTAGGAGGTTTTAATATGGCTGAAAAATATGCAGGTAAAAAATTCGATGATGCCGATCCGAAAGTAAACACGGCAGTCGATAAGGTTTATGATGCGTTCCCGAAAGAGGCATGGAGGCGTGCAATTCAGGGAGTTACTAATAGAGTTTTGGGAGGCACGGCTGGCACTGGAAGGTTAGCAGTCCTGGCCGGATGTACGGTAGGTTCAACAGCCGGCTTCATTTTTGCCAGTGATGTTGGAGTGGTCCGCAATGGAGTAGCGTCTACTTGTGCAATCCCTGCTGCAACCGGATTGTATTTTAGCAAACTCGGAACTATGGGAACTAACACAGTTGCCAAATTCCTTATTGCCACTGTTGACGGCACCAGCGGAACGATCATCGGTCCGGGCAATATTATAGACAAAGGTGATTATGCCAATGCTACGTTGGCTGCGGCTGCTGCTAAACTGCCCGATCTTCCCGATACTGGAGTTGCCTTGGGTTATGTAACTCTTAATGCTCCGGCAGCTACCAAGCTGATATTGACTGATGGTGCTACCACTGCGGCAGCTTCATTGGGATACAAAATTGGTACAGGCGGGACAGCGGGTACAGCGGCATATGTTGATTTAATGAACATGCCGTTGGATCTATAGAATTAATTAAATTAGTCACGGGTTGATGGGAAGAGAAATCTTCCCTGATACCCTGAAGCTACAAAACTTAAACCTAGGGGGAGGAAGTTTGTTATGGCAAAAAAAGTAGAAGATTCCAACAAATATTTTAATAGTCCGGTTGGGCATATCAGAGACAGGATAATTATCAATGAAGGTCCTGAAATTCCGAAAGAGGGTATTTTCCTTTCTCTTAACGGGTTCTCATTCCAGGCAAAGGCTGGAGTTGAAATAGACATTCCCAGGCCAGTAAGGATTATGTTGGATACCAGAGTCAAGACTGACACTTACGAGGACAATGAGGGGAAAAGGCACAATCGGGACATCAAAAGGTTTACATATACACTTGTGAAAGAAGGTGTAAACCTGGATACAGAGGGAAATGTTATTTCTGCTGCTTATGGTGATAAAACTGAAGGTGCAGACCCTACATTGGCAACAGTTGCAGGATAATTTGAGGGTACTTAAATGATAGGCCAGGAACTT